GTGCCGCGCAGAACGGTGCCCCGATTGGTAGTTGCGCGATGACGCAAATAGACCCTAGGAGGCCCCAGGACCAGGGCCGACGCCACCGCCGCGCGAACGGGCACCCGCCTGACGCCCGCCTCCTGGCGACCGCCTACGCGGCCCTCCGGGCTGAATTGGCGGACTGCGTGGCCGAACTCCGCCCGGCCCCGCCGCCGGACGGCCCGCCGGTATTCGGGACGGACCCGCCGAAGGGTCGCCCGTCCCTGGCCGACCGGGACCGCCTGGTGGCGTTGATTGCCCGGCTCCTGGGCATCCTGGGGTCCGAGGTGGACGAACCGACCGACCCACCGGAGCCGGGCAAGGCGGCCAGACCCGCCAGGCGGGGCCGCCTGGACATGGGATGACCGCCCGCCTGGCGCGGGCCAGGTGGATGACACCCATGCCCGCCGACGTGGCGGGGTCCTGGGGACCCGACGTGACCGCCTACGCGGCCGACGTCATGGGCGTATCGCTCGACCGCTGGCAACGGCGGGCCGTGAATCGTGCCCTGGCGGTCCGCCCGGACGGCCACCTGGTCCACCGCATCTACCTGCTATCGGTCGGCCGCCAACAGGGGAAATCGCTCCTGGTCCGGGCAATCCTGGGATGGGCGTTGACCGCCCGCGGGACCCCGGAGGGCTGGACCCTGTACCTGGGTCTCGCCCATGACAAGACGCAGGCCCGCATCCCCTACGAGGGCGTGATGGCGGACCTGGCCCCGGTCCGTGACCGGGTGGGGCCGGAATCGCGCGGCGGCCTGGCCATCACCCGCTACCTGGGCATCCGCTCGGCCATGTACGGCCAGCCCCGGGCCTATCACGTCGGGTCCCGGGAGGCCCCCGACGCCATCCGCTCCTACTCGGTGGACCTGGGCGTCTTTGATGAGGTCCGGACCCAGAGGGACGGGCGGGTCTGGGCCGCCCTCCTGCCCACCACGTCGGCCCGTCCGGACCCGCTCATCTTCGCCATTTCGACCGCGGGCGATGACCGCTCGATACTCCTGCGCGAAATGTTCGACCGCCTCCGCCGAATCGTGGACGGGGCCGAACCGGCCGAGGGATTCGGGGGCGAATGGTGGGCCGCCCCCGACGATGCCCGGCCCGATGACCCGCGGGCCTGGCGGGCCTCGAGCCCCGCCTACGCTGAGGGCCGACTGTCGGCCGACGCCATCCGGTCCGAACTCCGGAGCCTGGGGACCGTGGCGTTTCGCCAGGAGCGCCTCAATCTGTGGTCCGATGCGGTGGACGAATGGCTGCCAGCCGGGACCTGGGCGGCCACCAGGCGGCCAGAGGCCCCCGAATCGGAGGGCAAACGGGTGGTCCTGGGGGTGGATGCGGCCCCTACCTGGCGGCGGGCGACCATTGCGGCGGCCATCGTGGACGGGGACAGGGCCTACGCGGGCATCGTGGCGGACCTGGATGCGGGCCTGACGGTGGCCGAAACGGTCCCCCCGGCCGCCCTGGTGGCCGCCCTGGCGGACCAGGTGGCCCGGTGGCGGCCCGCCGCGGTGGTCTATTCGTCCACCTGGGCGGGTGCGCCCCACGTGGAGGCGTGGTGCAAAGACCATGACGTCCCAACGGTGGCCCTGACCGCGGGCGGCCTCCGGACCGCCTCCGAGTTGGGCCGGTCCGAATTGGTGGCCGGACGCCTGGGCCACCCCGATGACCCGCTCCTGGCGCTCCAGGTCCGCCACGCCCGCCCGTCCGTCCCAATCGAGGGCGGGGGCTGGTTCCTGTCCTGGCGCGAGTCCACGGGCGAAATCGACGCCATCCGGGCCTATCTGTGGGCCGCCTACGGGGCCATCCGGCCCCAGGAAGAACCCACCGCGCCCCAGGTATTCCTGTAGGGCGACCTCCGCCCGGGGTCCAGGACATTGGGGGAGGTGGGGCGGGCGGCCATTTGTACCGCGCGGACTAGGGCCACCCAGGCCATCCCGCCCCGCCGGAAGGGTAGCGGGGAGCCCTCACCGCGTCCACCCATCCGGGCGTATTGATTATCCACGCCCCCGGGCGTATCGTCCGCAACCGTGGGAGTGCGGGCAATCCTGGGACTGGAGCGCCGTGGCGACAGCGCGATAGTCTCCGCCCCCCCCACGGGGGGACCCCGCGACTCATCCATCTACGTCCCCACGTTCGGCCTGTACGCCCCGACCATGCAATTGACCACGGTGGAGGCGGCGGGCCTGTCGGCCGTGCGGCGGTGCGTGTCCCTGATTGCAAACGCCATCGCGGGCCGCGAATGGCAGGAATGGGAGGGCACCCGCCGCCTGGACCCGTCCCGCCTGGTCCTGCGACCGGCCGCCGGGATGACCCGCCGCGATTGGTCCTGGCGGGTGGTGACGTCCATCGCCCTCTTTGACCTGGCCTACGCCTACATGGTCGGAGGCGTGGACGATGAGGGCGTCCCTGGGTCGCTCGTCCCCATCCCGAATATGGCCATCGCCCCGGCCGGTTTCGTGGACCCCTGGGACATCGTGCCCCCGGCGCAGTACCGCCTATCGGGGATGGCCGGGACCATTTCGGGGGAGGCCATGCTGCGCATCCGCGGGCCGATTTGGCCGGGGGTGCCCGCCCACCTCCAGGGCATCCTGGCCACGGCCCGGGCCACCCTGGGGATGTCCTACTCCGCCGACGCCTACGCGGCCCGCTATTGGGCGGCGGGCGGTGCCCCGACCACGGTCATCACGACGGACCAGGACCTGACCAATCCCCAGGCGGAGACCATGGCGTCCCGCTGGATGGACCGCCGGGCGAAGGGACCCGACTACCCCGCCGTCTTTGGCAAGGGCGGCCACGCAGACCCCTACGGGGCGGACCCCACCACGGAGTCCGCGGTAGAGGCCAGGCGGGACATGGTGACCGAGGTCGCCCGCCATTTCGGGGTCCCCGCGCACCTGGCCCTCGCCCAGACCCCGGCCGGGTCGGGCATGACCTACACCAACGTGGAGTCCGAAGGGCTGTCCCTGGACCGCTACACCCTGGGCGGCTACGTGGACCCGATACAGGACGCGATTTCGGGCCTCCTGCCCGGGGGCTGGCAGGGCGGCCGCCGCATGGTCATCGACATGGGACCCCTGACCCGGGCGGACCAGGAAACGCGCTTCCGGTCCTGGGCGTTTGCCCTGGGCGGGACGTCCGGACAGCCGGGATTCATGACCGTGGATGAGGTCCGGGAGGCGGAGGGCTTGCCCCCGGACACGAGCGGAGACCTGGCCCCAGGGCGGTTCCCCGCCCCGGACGCGGCCCCCGCCCCCGCCGACGCCCCCCCCGCCCCCGCTGAGGTGCCCGCATGACGCCCACCCTGACCCGCGATGTCCGTCCCTGGCGTATCGCCCTGCCCGGTGCCCGGGCGGCCGTCCTGGCCGTCCAGGAGCGCGACGGGGAGGCGGTGGAGGGGACGCCCCCGGCTCCCACCCGTATCGAAGGGCTGGCCGTCCCCTATGACGTGGACATTGCCGTGGGCGGCGGCCGCGAGGTGTTCCGGATGGGGGCGTTTGCCCAGGCCGTCCGGGAGGTAGAGCGGGGCCGCCGCCATGCCTACCTAGACCGTCACGACGGTAGGCCAGGGGCCGTCATTGACCGCCTCTGGGAGGCCCGGGACGGCCTCCATTTCGGGGCGGCGCTCATGGCCAACGCGGCCGCCGCCGACATTCGGGACCGCCTGGCGGCGGGCCTGGACGGGGTATCGGTCGAATTCGTCCCTGGCGATTTCACGGACCGCGGTTCGCTCCGGGAGTACCGCCGAAACGCACGCCTGGCGGCGGTGGCCGCCTCCTATGCACCCGCGTATGACAGCGCGCGGGCCGCCCTCCGGGACCAATCCCGGACAACCCCCGCTGTCGTTCGGAGGGCGGAACCCATGAATCTGGAAGCGATGCGGGCCAGGCGGGCCGAATTGGTGGCCCAGGCGGCCGAACGGCGGTCCCTGGCGGAGGCGGAGGGGCGGGACCTGGACACCCAGGACCGCGACGCCCTGACGTCCCTGGACGGCCGGGTGGCCAACCTGGACGCGATGATTGCCCAGGCGGAGGCGGACGCCCGGGACGCGGCCACCGTGGCCGCCGCCCTGCCGGTCGCCAATCGGTCCGCGGTCACCCTGACCCGGACGGAGCCGGTCTACCGGCCGGGCGTCCAGGAGTCCTATTTCCGGGACCTGGTACGCGCTGCCCAGGGCGACGGGGAGGCGGGCGGCCGCCTGGCCCGCCATCGGGCCATCGTCACGGACCTGGCGGAGCAATTGGCCAGTCGGGCCATCGACTCCACCCAATTGGGTGGGGCGTTCCCGACCTCCTATGCCCCGGACCTGTACGTCCCGGACGTCGCCTACGGCGGCCCGTTTTCGAACTTCTTTGCGGAGACGCCCATCGCGTCGCCAAACCCCATCATCCTGCCCGCGTTTGGCACGGTGACAGGGGATACGGGCGTCCAGTCGGCCCAGAACGCCGCCCTGCCAAACGTGGACGTGGCCACCAATCCGGTCACCATCACCCCAAAGACAATCGGCGGGGAGTCCATCGTCTCCCGCCAGGCCGTGGACGGGGCCAGCCCGGGCACCGATGTCATCATCGGCACCCAATTGCGCGAACTCCTGTCCCGTGACCGGGAGCGGGAAATCGCGTTGGTCCTGGAGGCCCTGACCGCCCGCGGTGTCATCACCGACACGGGCGGGACCGGGGCGGGCCAGTCGGGGGCGGACCTCATCCGGGGCCTGACCTCCGCGGTGGCCAATATGTTCCTGGACCGCCACCTGCCCGCGGAGGGCATTTTCACCAACGGCACCGATTGGGCGAACCTGGTGGCCGCGGTGGACGGCTCCGGGCGACCGCTCATGCCCTACATCGGCCCCGTGAATTCGAACGGGGAACTGACCGCGCCAGGTGCCCAGGTGGGCGTCATCGCGGGCGTCCCGACGATGGGCAATTGGGCCATCTTGTCGGCCCTGAATGAAATCGTGGCCCGCCGGAATGACGCCCGCCAGTGGGCGTCCGCGGTCCTGGACGTCCGCCTGATGGAGCGCAACGGCCCGCAGTCGGTCGTTTTCGCCATCTGGCAATACTTCGCGTTTGCCGTCCTGGAGCCCAAGGGCGTCCGGAAGTGGACGTATACCAACGTCCTGGCCGACGCGGCCAGCCTGGGAATCACCGTCCACGAGGACGGGGACGAGGGCAAGGGCAAGGGCAAGGACAAGGGCAAGGACTGACCAGGTGGCCGAATTCGTGACGGCGGCCGATGTCCTGGCCCAGGTGGGTGCCCCCAATCCCTCCCAGGTGGAGACCGATTGGGCGACGCTCGTGGCGGGGGCCGTCAATGACGGCATCACCGCCCGCCTGGACGGGGCCGCCATCACGGACCCGCCGCCGCCGGAACTGGTCACGGCGGCCCGCTACGCGGCCTCCGAGGCCTACAAACGGCGGGAAATCCCGTTCGGGGTGACCGGCTATGCGGACCTGTCCGGGGCCGCGTTCCGGGTCGCCAAGGACTACCTGGAGGGCATCCGGCCCATCGTGGACCGCTACGGCCACGGCCCGGGGATGGCGTGATAGCGGAGCCGCGGGCCGTGTCCGGGGTGACCGCCTCCCGCCAGACGCTCCATGACGCCCTGGAGGCGGCGGGCATCCGGACCGCCTACCGGGGCGGGGTGTTCTCGCCCCCGGTGGCCATCATCGCCCCCGATGACCCATGGCTAGGCCCCTCAGACCTGGCAGGCGGCCGCCGGACCGTCCGATGGCGGGTCTGGGCGGTGGTGGGGGTGCCCGACCAGGAGGGCGCGGACCAGGCGGTGGAGACCCTCATGGGTCAAATCGTGGCCGCCCTGGACCCGCTGCCGGGGTGGGGCCTGGTGATTTTCTCGGCCCCTGGTCCGACCGACATACCGGGAGGGGCCTACTACGCCGCCCGGGGCGCGATAGAGACCATCGGAGGGACCTAGACCGTGGCGACCGTGCTATTCATGAAGGATGCGAATCTGACCCTCAAAGTGGGGGTCGGGGTCGCCAAGGCGTACCAGGGCCAGGTCCAGATTGCCGCCGTCAAGGTGGTGCCCGGGGCCACGGTCATCTACCCCACCCTGGACGGCCAGGCCCAATCGCAAATCGGCCCGTCCACCTACACCCTGGACCTAAAGGGCGGCCAGGTCTGGGACGGGTCCATCGGCCTGGCAAATTTCCTCTGGACCAACGAGGGGGCGATTGCCGATTTCACGCTCCAGGCCAACGGCCAGGGCGTGGTCCCGTCCACGA